TGCATTGACTATGCCAACGGGCAAAAGGAATAAACCCTGCATCATTATTAACGGATACGTTACCTCGGAAAAAAGAGATATTTCTTTGCCATGTGTTAATGTCTGACCATGAGCCACCATAACCAGCCCCATCAGCTCCACACGAAGATGATTTGAATCTCTCATCTGGGTAAAATAAAAATGAACCCGCCGTACCAGTTCCGCTATTAACATTTAACTGCGCTCTGTCTAAATTTGTCCCGCTCCCACGAACACCGCCAAGAGACCAGTTGCCATTATACCAGGCCCCTCCCACAGCGTTTACATAACTTCCTACAGCCCCATCCCCTGTGATGTTGTATAGCTTAACAGTCTTATCACCACCTTCCTGAGTAGATACGCCAATACTACTGCCCTGAGTTACCATTAAAGTACCAGTTACATTACCTCCTGTTTTTTTATCAACTGTATCAAATCGTTTATCATCACTTGATGCCTTTCCTTCCAGAGCATTAGAAATGTTATTCCATGACGGTCCGGTGAACGTAGTGCCGTCTGGCAACTTCACAGTGATGCTTCCGGCGGCGCTGTAAACCTGCTGCCAGTTCTGTTTATCGTAATTCAGTCCACGCAGCGCTTCAGCACTTTGCGCCACCAGCGCAGCAGTGACCATGTTCAGCGCCACGCGCGGGACAGCTGACCAGGCCGCGCCGGATTGAGTAGGCCCGGTAAAGTTGCTTACAAGCGTCAGTTGGGTATCACTATCTACCGTTTTTACTGGTAACGTGTACGGAACGCCGCTCACAGTAGAGACAATGAAGTCACCTGCAGAGAGTTCGGTTGCGAATACAGTTCCGGAACCGCCAACAATAGCGGACCCATTTGTCAGGGTGAGGGTACCTGCCGACATAAAAGACTCCTGAGTGCAGATAATAAAAAACCCGCCGAAGCGGGTTCTTGTTTTTTTCATTTTGAACAGGTCGACCTGGTGAAGTTATTTTTGCTCACCCATCGCCAGTTGAAGGGGTAGCCTGCTCTATATTCTGTCTGATTAGCTACTTTACGCACACCGTAAATCTGTACCGACAGAACCTGACCTCCAATAAGTGCTTCTGCCTCGCATAATGGCTTTTGCTTTTGCAGAACTGAACCAGAGCAAGCAGAAAGAAACAGGCAAAATGCCATCGCTAACATTATTTTCGTCATTTCACACCGTGGTTAGTTTTTATTAAGTAAAAACTAACGCAGCGGTACTGAAATATAAAATAGATATAACAGATCAATTAAGTGAATTTGATCGCTTAAAACGATCAATCATAGGCGGCGGTGTTGATAGCCGTCAAAGCTATTCCAGTCGTTGTCCCACCCGCAGCAGAACCGGTAGCCGTGGTCGAGGGCGCGGCATTAATTCTGGTTGATGAACCATTAAACCGACATCCTGAGTAGGCTGTGATATTCACAATAGTGGGTGGTTTAGTGTTATTGTTCTGGATGATCTGGGAGCCAAGAATAGCGGGTGCCACCGCATAACTACCAGGCAAAGTGACGTCAATATTAATTCCACCTGTCGTAGCTCCAGGCGTCCCAACAGTCACAAGGTCACTCAATATCCGACTCTCGTTTGTCAGAACCAACTTCCCGGTGGCATCCCAGATAGCAAATCCCCATTTTGGCAATGTCTGAGGATAAATAGCAAAGATGTAAGCCGTTAATGTATGTGCCTGTCCATAGGCATTGCTTGATCCAACAAGAATATTTCCTCCTGATCTGGCTGCAGTAACCATAGTAGGCTGAGCAGTATCACTCGTTTTGCAAAAAACCATCGCCGGATAAGAAACGTCCAGAGCTATTGTTGCAGATGCACCGTGATATGCCCCGCTTGCTACTGAGTTAACCACTACCCTCCTGTAGAGACAAAATGGCGTGGACTGAGGCGTAATAAAGGGATTTCCATTATCCAGAGCTATCAGTGCGCCATAATCTGCCATTATGCTTTCTCCACAAAAACTACGAGCTCACATTCAGAGGCTGGATAATTTCCAATCCCAACGCTGTTTGCCGCGCCAAGAGTTATCGTATTTCCGCTGGCGACGATACTGCGCCCTACCGAGACCGCCCCCTTATCCAGAGAAACGACAAACCCGACCTTCATTCCTGCCGGAATGGTAAACGACCAGCTTCCAGAGTTTTGCCCCTCAGAAAGTTGAATACGTCCGACCACTGAAACTGGCTTAATACCATAATTGTTCGGATTGCCATTGGCATCCCATGTCTGAATGCCCCACGTCATTAAAATACCCCTGTAAGTTTACCTATCTGTACGCGGAGAACGCCGTTCGCATCCCTGATGCTGTCAGTAACGTTCGTGGTCTTTCTTGCGCCCTGCCCGTCACTGCCGTAGTTCTCCCAGGCCCCCCCTTTATCCAGCTTCCACCCGGACTGCCCTGGGACGTAATTGTTGGACTGGATGAAGTTGCCAATTTTGGCATTGGTGATCGTGCCATCCTGAATAAACGCTGAGCTCATAAAGACCTGACCATTAACCACCGCAAACGGTGAATACTGGGTATCACCACTGCCACTCATAAGTACAAACTGATTAGCGTTGAACCCAATACGGGTAACTACCGGTTTCCCGGCCTCAGCAAGCACAGCAATCGACATCCCGGCGTTGTACATCACCCCGTTTATCCTCACGCCTGTTTTGAGGGTGTAGATTGCCGAAGCACCGGAGGCATCGACGACGGCTGTGAGCTTGTCTTCCAGGGAAGCGGTGACGTTATCGATCTGCGCCTGCACCTGTGTCGACATTTCGGCCATTGCCCTGTCCACCTCAGCAATAGTCGTTTTCACAACCAGGATATCGGCGCGTACTTCTCCGTATTGCGCCCATTGATGTTCAACTGTTCCATGGTTGGCCAGCGCGTTCTGCATTGCAGCTTCAAGATTGGTATCAATATCGCTGGTCAGACGGTCGCCGTCGGCCGAGGTAAGGAAATCGTCTGCAATTTCACCCAGATAATCATCAGCATTATCGTTAGACATTCCCCTGATCCAGTCGGTATAGCCGGACTCGTTACCCGTTCTGTCAACCAGCTGCGCGCGATACCAGAATTCCTGCCCGGCTTTCAGCCCGAGCTGGGTATATTCAGCAGATGGATAAGGTACGTCCGATAGCAGCAACGGATCGGAAAAGTCGCTGTTGGCCGTGTACTGGATTTCTGTTTTGAGGGTATCGCCGGTGTTTCCCGGGAACCCCCAGTTCAGACGAATACCCCAGTTGATGGCCGTAGCCATAAAGCCCACTGGCTTGGGCGGATTGCCCACTTTGCCGGTCAACGTCTTCTCTTCTGAATATCCCCACCCGGAAGAAATTTCCGCTGCGTTAATAGCTCGCACGCGCACCAGGTACCGTCCGGCGTAGATGCCTGAAACGTCAAAGGAAGCGGTGGAGCTACGAGGCACGTTAACCCAGTTCCCGTCGTTGCGGCGCCACTGCGCCTCATAAGCGATGGCATTTTGTGCCTGGTCCCAGCTGACTCGCATGGTTTCGACGCTGATATTCTGCTGAACCACCGAAAACGAGCTGATCGCGATGTTGGCTGGCGGCGACTGATTACCTGGAGGGATGACACTTACCGGCCGCTGATCTATAACGGCACCTGTATCGATACGGGCATATTTATCCGGATCGTGATTTGCCCCCGTGATGGTATATGTCCCGTCATTGTTATCGGTGACACTAATTACCCTGTACTGCTGCGCATAGAGTTCATCAGATTCAATTACCCATACAGCCTCAGCCTGCGGAAGTTCACTAAAGGAAGTTGTTACGGTGACCATTTCACCGGACAGGGACTGAATCGTCCGGGATTGGGTAATACCCGACGGCAGGTTTACCATTATCCTGTCACCGGCCTTAGCACTTGGCACCCGGTCAAGCTTGAGGACGCGACCATTAACCGCGGATAATCGACCGCCTAAATCTCTCCCTGAAAGATTTCGGTCAGAAACAGCAATTATGTACCCCGGCTGAGGAATATTGCCGTCCAGACCAACGTCAAACGTTACAATCCTATCTTTATTGTTGGTCAGGATCCCCCAGCGCCCTTTTCTGTTAGCCTCAGACTGCCGGGTGCAACCGATGGCGGTGATCTCAAGCTGGTTGAAACCATAGCGCGCCACCAGCGCCTGCTCGAAGACGGGCTCCATTGCATCCGCATATCCATTTGCCGGATCTGACCAGGAAACAAGAGCGTTCGTGTAGCGACTTTTGGTTGTACTGCTGGAATATACGAATTTGCCGTCAACAACGTTTGCATGCGTGTAGGTAAAATCGACATCTCTGGGCATGTCTGCAAGGGCAACAATCTGGTCGTCGCCCCAGTAGGTCATGCCACGGAAGATTGCAGCAAAATCACGCAGGACGGTGTAAGCGTCATTCCGATCCTGAATGTAAACGTTGCAGGTGTAACGCGGTTCAGTTCCGCTACCCCCCTTACCGTCCGGTACCGATTGATCACAATACTGAGCGACCTGATAAAGCGTCCATTTGTCGATATTGGCTGCCGTTAGCCGATTACCAAGGCCGAAGCGGTCAGTGACCACCAGATCGTAAAATATCCACGCAGGGTTATCCGTCCATGCCCACTTAAATGCGCCCATCCAGGTGCCGCTGTACGTTCGTGTTTCCGGGTCATAGTTATCGGGCACACGAATAACACGCCCGCGAGGCTCGCAGGAAATTTGCGGTATTGAGCCATTGAACTGGCTCGAATCAAATTCGATGTACAGTAGCGCGGTGTTCGGATAGCGCAGTTTGGCGTCGATTACTTCTGTGAAGCTTTGCAGCGTCATCGTGTCGCCAATCTTCGCGCTATTTGCGTCAGTGGTAATCTTACGCAGTCGGATTGTCCAGGTGCTGCCAGCCTGAGGTAAATCAATACGGTGGCTGCGTTCATAACCTGAGGTAGTTTTCCCGGTCACGCTGGTATTCAGCACTGTCTGCCAGGTGCCGCCATCTGTCTGCAGGTCAATCGCATAATTAACCGAGTAACCAACCAGATCGCCATTGTTCTCCTGTTTGAAGAGAGAAGGCCATTTTAGACGCAGACGAACCGCAGAGAGCTGGGTATTGGTGAACGTGCGCGTCCACGATGTTGCGCTTGATACCTCAGTTCCCACATTGATTTCGTTTTCAGTACCGGGAATGCCCTGAATGTAATTTTGCGCCTGCGTTCCCGCGCGAAACTCCCACGCCACACCGCTGAAGTTCTGTGAACCATCGGCGTTCTCAAGTGCAGTGCCATCAAGATAAATATCGCGAGCAGTGAGGCCACCAGCAAACTCCCCCTCTCCCAACGCGAGAAGGATTTTCGCCTTGGCTACGGACTGCAGATCATCAGGCTGTTCGGTAGGGGTTCGGGAACTGGAGCTGCCGCCCTTGCGGCCTCTAATCGGGGTAGGTGTAGCCATATTGCTCTCATAAAAAAAGCCACCCTGAGGTGGCTTAATGGAGAAAGTATTTACTGCTGGTCTTCTACGTAGATACCTGCGGAGATAATCGCGCCACCTATACGGCGCCGACCGTACAAGAGTGGTACCGGATTGCCCTGAGCTGTCGTATTTGTTACTCCACCAAAAGCATAACTAGCCTTGTTGTCTGCCGATTGCTTGCTGGCAAGTCCGGTTGTCTGTGGAGAAAGCATTTGAACGACACCGCCAAGGGCCATCGCAGCGCCAAATTGCATTAGAGGAACGCCGACAGCACCACCGCCAAAGTATGATGCCACAGCGCCAACTGCGACCAAAGCCACGCCTAAGATGGTCTGGAATACTCCTCCACGTTTACTCCCGAGGATAACCGGCGCAATACGGATGTCAGCTGTACTCTGATCCATAGAGAGCTCATCATCGTTCAGGTTACGCTTACCGCTGAAAACAGCGTAGGTTAGGCCGCGCTGCTTGCTGGTATTCAAAAAACGCTCAAAGCCTGGCACGATAACGCACAATGCGCGGATGGCTTCTTTTGGTGAGGCTACCGAAAGTTGGAATTCGCGGCCAAACGTAGTACCCAAAACACCATATAGACGAACAGTACGGACGGATTCGCACA